ATAAAAAAATACAAGTTGAAACACTAACGGGGGTTAAACAATTATTAAACGGTTAATATCATGAAAAAAATAGATGAAAAAATATTAAATGAAATTTCAAGATATAAATCAATAAATAATTATATTCTTGAACAAGATGCTGAATTACCACCACCACCTGATGCAGGAGCAGTCCCACCACCCGCTGGTGAAGTTGGAGCACCACCACCTGATGCAGGAGCGATTCCACCACCCGATGCGGGTACTCCTCCACCACCTACAGGTGCTGAGCTACAAACAGTTGATGTTGAGACAGACCCCGACGTTGAAAAGGTTGGTGATGAGAAAGAAAAAACTAAAGAAATAGATATTACTGATTTAGTTAATTCTCAAAAAAATGTTGAAGAAAAACAAGAAGAATATTTTGATAACTTATTCAAACATTTGACCGATTTAGAATCAAAACTTGGTGAAATGGATAGTATTATGACTAAGTTAAATGATTTAGAAATGAAGGTTGAGAAAATGAGACCAAAATCGGGTCAAGAAAAATTAGAATTAAGAACTATAGATTCAGGACCTTTTAACCAAAAATTGAGTGATTTCTTTGAAGACAAACAAGAAGATTTTGAAAAGACAGGTAGAGATGAATATATTTTAACACAAGACGAAGTTGAAGATTATTCAAATGCTGATATAAAAAAATCTTTTAGAAGTTTTGGTGACGAAGACGAGACACCATTCAATCAAATACGATAATAAAAAAAGACGGTCTTCGGACCGTTTTTTGTTTTATGTTGGTTGACAAACACACAAATCACACTTATATTTTAGTAAACAAATTAAATTTTATATTATGGCGACAAATTCATTAGATGCGGTACTTGCACAGTACGAAAAGGCGACACAAAGCAGTTCATCCTCTGCTAAAATGTCTCAAGAAGACAGGATGAAAAAGTATTTTGCAGCAATCCTTAAAGATACCGAAAAACAAGGTCAAAGAAGACTTAGAATTTTACCAACAACAGATGGTTCTTCACCATTCAAAGAAGTTTGGTACCACGAGATTCAAGTGGATGGTAAATGGCAAAAGTTTTATGACCCAGGAAAGAACGACAACGAGCGTTCACCATTGAACGAGGTTTATGAAGAACTGCGTTCAACAGGTAAAGATGCCGACAAAGAACTTGCTAAACAATACCTTTCTCGTAAATTTTACATCGTTAAAGTTATTGACCGAGACGCTGAAGATGATGGTGTAAAATTCTGGCGTTTCAAACACAACTACAAGAACGAAGGTATTCTTGATAAAATTATTCCAATTTGGAGAGCTAAAGGTGACATCACTGACCCTGATAAAGGACGTGATATTATCCTTGAGTTGACAAAGGCGAAAACTCCTAAAGGTGCTACCTACACCGTAATTCAAACTATCATGTATGACGACCCATCTCCTGTTCATGAGGATAAAGAACTTGCTGACTCTTGGATTAAAGACGAGTTAACTTGGGAAGACGTATATTCTAAAAAACCTGTAGAGTACCTTGAAGCACTTGCTCGTGGTGAAACTCCACGTTGGGATTCTGAGAAAGGTGGGTACGTTTACGGAAACTCTACGTCTGAAGAAATTACATTGGGTGGTGACAAAACTTATGCTGACCCACAGGCGAATGATTCACCTGATGACGATATGCCATTCTAAACAAACTTTAATGAGCTTGGACACATACTTGGACATTGTGTCCAAGCTTTTATTTTTTTAACTAAAAAACAAACAAAGCTTAGACAATGGCAATTAAAAAAAATGATTTCAGTTCGTTGAAGAAGAAGTTTTCCACTTCAGCAAAATACAAACCCCAACGTTTTTTTGACTTGGGTGAGGAGTTTTTGGATGCCGTTGGTTTACCAGGACCTGCTATTGGACATTTAAATATGTTCTTAGGACACTCGGACACTGGTAAGACAACTGCGTTGATTAAAACAGCTGTGGATGCACAGAAAAAAGGTATTTTACCTGTCTTTATCATTACAGAACAAAAGTGGTCTTTTGAACACGCAAAACTTATGGGTTTTGAATGTGAGGAAGTTGTTGATGAGGAAACAGGTGAGTTGGATTGGGATGGTTTCTACATCTTCAATAACAACTTTGACTACATCGAACAAATTACTGACTACATCAATAGTTTGTTAGACGCACAAGAAAAAGGTGAGTTGGATTATAGTTTATTGTTCTTATGGGATTCAGTTGGTTCAGTTCCTTGTAAGATGACTTACGAAGGTAAGGGTGGTAAACAACACAACGCATCAACATTGGCGGACAAAATTGGTATGGGCATCAACCAACGTATTTCAGGTTCACGTAAATCGGATTCTAAACACGAAAACACTTTGGTTATTGTAAACCAACCGTGGGTTGAATTACCCGATAATCCGTTTGGTCAACCAAAAATCAAGGCTAAGGGTGGTGAAGCAATTTGGTTGAACTCATCATTGGTATTCCTATTTGGTAACCAAAAAGGTGCTGGTACAACTAAGATTACCGCAACCAAAGACAAGAGAACTGTTAAGTTCGCATCAAGAACCAAAGTGTCGGTATTGAAAAACCACATCAATGGACTTGGGTATGAAGATGGTAAGATTATCGTCACACCACACGGATTTATTGCGGGTAAAGAGACTTCAGAAGAAAGGGCGTCTATTGATGCTTACAAAAAAGAATACGCTGAGTATTGGAAAGACATATTAGGTGTTGTTTCCGCCGATTTTGAATTGAAGGAAGAAAAAGAGTAAGTGTAACCATTAGATAAACTATAGTGATTAAAACATTAATTGTTGACGGTAACAATTTATTTAAGATTGGGTTTCATGGGGTTAAAGACTTTTACCACAATGGAAAACACGTTGGGGGTGTATGGCACTTCCTTAACACTATAAGAAAGTTTATTGATGAATATAACTTCGACAAAGTGGTAGTTTTTTGGGATGGTGATAGTAACTCATCATCCCGTAAAATTATTTATCCTAAATATAAAGAACATCGTAGAAATGATATGAATGAGTTTAAACAAGACTCATTTAACGAACAAAAAGAAAGGATTAAACAATACCTTGAGGAAATGTTCGTAAGACAAGTATTGGTGGATAATAATGAGGCTGATGACCTAATTGCTTATTACTGTCAAATTTCAGAAAACGAACACAAAACAATCTTTTCAGGTGATAAAGATTTAACTCAACTAATTTCAGATAAAGTAACTATATATTCACCAAATAGTAAAAAGTTTTACAAAAATGGTGATATTATAAAGTTGCATGATATTGAAGTACCTCACGATAATGTTAAAACATGTAAAGTGTTAATGGGTGACAAGTCTGATAACATTGACGGTATTTATTTTTTAGGTGAAAAAACATTAATTAAATTATTTCCTGAAATACTTGACCAAAAGGTAACTATTACTGATATTTTAACAAAGGCGGAAGACCTTTTAAAAGAAGATAGAGAAAACAAAATATTACAAAATTTATTAAGTGGTAAAACAAAAAGTGGTATATTTGGCGAAGAATTTTTTACAATCAATGAAAAGATTGTCGATTTGTCAAACCCTTTAATTACTGAAGATGCAAAAGAATTAGTTGAACTTTATTACCGTGAAAGTCTAGACCCTGACGGTAGGGGATACAAAAATCTAATTAAAATGATGATGAATGATGGGTTTTTTAAATTTCTACCAAAAGGTGATAATGCTTGGGTATACTTTTTAACACCATTTTTAAAATTAACAAGAAAAGAAAAACGTAAATTTAAACAAACAAAATAAATTATGAAAGAGAGGCAAGAAGCAACAAAATTGGAGTTTTTAATGAAAGTGAATGAAAACATTATTGTTCAGAGATTTTTTAATGTTAGAGAATTTAATCCTAACGCAAAAAACTCTTTAGAACTATATGAATTTATTAGTGAATTTTCCGAAATTGTTCAAGATGAACTTAAAACAAAAACGTGTAATTATATGTTAGAGCATATTAACGAA